ACACACTCGGAGTTATCGTTGCCGCCAGCTTTGGCGTCAGATCCGCCACGAAGTTTTTTGGAAAGAAGTAGGAGAGCACTATGCCACTAACAGATAAACAGATGAAGATAGCTCGTGTTGCAGAGCCTCGTGACAAGATTACCGGCGAAGATTTCAAAGAACTGCGTAAAGCATCTGGTGGTATTGTTAGCTTTTCGACAGGCGGCGAAGTTAAAGGTAAAGAGCCAAGGATTATCGAACTTGAAGAACTCATGGAGTTTGGCGATGACGATGTGCGAGAGATCGCAGAATCTGATCGTTTTAAAGAGGACGTAAAGACATTCCGCAAAGGAATGAGTGTAGATGCCTCTGGTATGGCTCGTGGATGCGGCGCCGTAGTTCGTGGCAAAAAGTTTAGCGGCACATTTTAATTGTACGATGGATGTTGCAGACTTCGCAAAATATGTTTATAGCTTGTTGAGTCAGCGAGAGGAGCAAATCGCTGACATGTTAACATCTGGTGGTGTTCAGAACTTTGAGCAATACCAGCGGTTGGTGGGAGAAGTACAGGGACTTGTCTACGCCAAGGAAGAGATCAAAACCCTGCTGGAGAGAAATCTAGACGATGGCGAAGACATTATACGTTCCTGACCATATCGCAAAATCAACGGTAAAAGAGCCAGTTTCAGCAGAGTCTGCGTATGTAGAGGCTGAGGCACGAGTTCTAGACCCCAATCTTATCGACAAATCTCTAAAAGAACGCCTGCCGCAACCTACTGGTTGGCGGCTTTTGGTCATGCCATATCAAGGCAAGCTGAAGACAGACGGCGGAATCATCATTCCTAACGAGGCGCGTGAGCGTGAAGCATTAGCTACGGTGGTGGCTTATGTTCTCAAGCTAGGTCCGTTGGCGTATCAGGATCCCAACAAGTTTGGTGACAGCCCAGAGCCTTGGTGTGAAGAAGGACAGTGGGTCTGCATTGGTCGGTATGCCGGTTCTAGGTTCAAGATTGACGGCGGCGAGGTTCGCATCATCAACGATGACGAAGTGATCGCCACTATCCTTGAGCCTGATGATGTGAAACAGGTTTAGGGAGATGATGATGGCAGAAGCTGAAGCACAGGTTGTTGAGGAAGAAGTAGAAGTTACTGTTGGTGACGATCAGAAAGGTGCTCCAGTTCAGGAGTCCTTAGACTTATCTGATTCCGATCAGCCGGAAGTCTCTGTGGAAGAACCCGATGAGCTAGACAATTATAGCAAGGGCGTACAGAAACGGATTAAGAAGCTAACCGAGAAGTATCGTTACGCCGAGCGTGACAAAGAAGAGGCGGCTCGGCTTGCAGAAACTTTGAAGAACGAGAATCAACAACTTAAAAACAAGTTAAGCAATCTTGATCAGGGCTATCTTAGTGAATATGGCAGTCGTATTGACTCACAACTGGACACCGCAAAACGTGCGTACAAAGACGCGCATGATCGAGGTGACGTTGACGCCATGTTTGACGCGCAACAGGCACTGTCAAAGATTTCCATAGAACAAGAGCGTTTTCGTTTAGCTAAACAACGTCAGGAACAACAGGCTCCGGCGGCTAACGCCACAGAGATTCAACAACAGGCTCCGGCAGCTAAACCAGATCCCAAGGCTGAAAAGTGGGCTGAACGGAACGAATGGTTTGGCGAAGATGAGATCATGACGCAGGCCGCGATTGTTATTCACAACAATCTTACTGCGGAAGGGTTTGACGGAACCGAAGATGAATACTATGATCAATTGAATAGTCGTCTCAAAGATCGTTTTCCAAATGAACTAGGGGCGAAACAAAACGGGGGAAGTACAAGGGTCGCCTCGGCTTCTACTTCCGCATCCCGCAGCAACAAGCAGGGGCGCAGGACTGTCAAGTTGTCACCATCACAAGTGGCTATGGCTAAAAAACTTGGTGTTCCTCTTGAAGAATACGCTAAGTATGTGAAGGACTAAGCAATGAGTGATGACAGACAACCAAGGTCAACGCAGACCCGCGAAAAAGCAACGCGCAGAAAGCCTTGGGCACCGCCCAACCGTTTAGAATCGCCTGATGCACCCGATGGATACAGACATCGTTGGATCAGAACGGCTCTCAGAGGTGAAGATGACAAGATGAACGTCCATGCGAAACTTCGCGAAGGATGGGAACCTGTCAGAGCCGATGAGTATTCCGGATCTGATTTCGCCGTCATCCAAGAAGGGGATCATGCAGGTGTTATTGGAAACGGTGGATTGATGTTAGCAAGGATCCCTGAAGAAACAGCGCAGGAAAGAACCGAATATTACCGTGATCGGACACGCGAACAAATGACTGCTGTGGACCAGGACTTAATGAAGGAGCAACATCCTTCAATGCCAATCACTAATGAGAGGCAAAGTCGTGTAAGTTTTGGAGGCCGTAAAGGCGGCTCCAAGTAACCATAGTATGAGATAAGGAGTTATTCTCATGGCAAACACCAATGGAAGTTTCGGTCTAAGACCGTATGGGATGCTGGGTTCAGCACCTAACTCCACTGGTACGACTGAGTATAGAATCGCGTCCGATAACTCAAACCCAATCTTCCAAGGTATGGCGGTTATCCCGCTTGCTGCCGGTGTGATTGATGATTTGCAAGCTGCCGCTGGCGGCACTGTGTCAATCGTGGGTGTGTTTAACGGATGTGAATATGTCAGTTCTACCACTGGAGAAAAAGTTTTCTCAAACTTTTGGCCCGGTTCTGGCGCGGATTCTAATTTCCCCGTTAAAGCCTTTCTGTATGACAATCCAGCCCAATTGTTTACGATTGCAACGTCAAACGTGGTTTCTGCTGCAAATACTGAAGCAGAGATTCGTGCGGCAGTGTTCGCAAACATTCAAATGGCAACTGGTAACAGCGGTTCTACCACCACAGGTATTTCCTCTGCTACTGCGGATTTGAATACTATCGCTACCACCAACTCACATGCTCTGCGTATTATGGGAGTCCTTGACGACCCAGAAAACTCAGACTTTACCGCTGCTGGTATCCCGTTAATCGTTCGTATAAACAACCACTACAATGCTCCTAACGGCGGCATTGCACAGGGTACTGTTTCTACGACTGGCGTATAAGGAGGCTGACTAATGGCTATTTCTCGCGCACAACTAGCGAAAGAACTGGAACCAGGCCTCAATGCTCTGTTTGGAATGGAGTATGACAGGTACGAGAACCAGCACGCAGAAATCTACACCACTGAGTCCTCAGATAGATCATTTGAGGAAGAGGTCATGCTTTCCGGGTTTGGAGCCGCTCCTACTAAGGATGAAGGTTCTGCCATCAGTTTTGATGACGCCAATGAAGCATTTACCGCTCGGTACAACCACGAAACCATTGCTCTGGCATTTTCGATCACAGAAGAAGCCGTGGAAGACAATCTCTATGATCGTCTGTCTTCGCGCTACACTCGTGCTCTTGCCCGTTCAATGGCTCACACAAAGCAGGTGAAAGCAGCCAGCGTTCTAAACAACGCATTTTCGGCTGGTGCATTTGCTGGCGGTGACGGTGTTGCACTCTGTGACGCATCACACCCGCTGACCAACGGTAGCACGTTCAATAACGAGCCTAGCACTGCCGCTGATCTGAATGAGACATCCCTTGAGGATGCTCTGATCAGCATTGCTGGATTTGTTGACGAGCGTGGTCTGAAGGTTGCTCTTCGTGGCATGAAGCTCATCGTTCCTCGCCAGCTACAGTTTGTGGCAGAGCGTTTGATGGTTTCAAATCTTCGTGTCGGCACAGCAGACAACGATGTTAACGCAATTCGTTCGATGGGTATGTTGCCTGACGGTTATGCCGTCAACGACTTCCTGACGGATTCAGATGCGTTCTTCATCATGACTGATGCTCCTCGTGGATTCCTCCACTTTGAGCGTGTGCCTCTGTCTACACAGATGGAAGCAGACTTCGACACCGGCAACATGCGGTTCAAGGCTCGTGAGCGTTACAGCTTCGGCTTCTCTGACCCACGTTGCGTGTTTGGTTCACCAGGCGCATAACGATACCTCCTCCAAAGGGGTTAAAGGGCGGCTTCACAGTCGCCCTTTTTTCTGTTAGCCTATATAGACCTTACTAATGTAGTTCCTCCCTAAACTCGGAGCCGCCAATTGCGGCTTCGCTTTTTTTCGTGTATGGTGTTTATACCCTGACAGATCTAATGTGGATCTGACACTAGCCACGACAGGAGAATTACATGGCTACCACTACCTTTTCAGGTGCAGTGCGCTCAAAGGGCGGCTTTACCTCTGTAAGTGAGAACGCAACCACAGGCGCGTTTACAACTCTTTCAAGCATCAGTTCAACTGGTGTATCTTCTTTTGATGCTAACACGATGGCTGTAGAGGCCGGCACGGGTATCACAACCGGCTCCGGCACTATCTACCGCAGCGCAGTTCAGCGTATGGGCGGCATCATCACCACTCGTATTCTTATTGATCTTACAGGTCTGCGTTCAACAGGCTCTGGCGACATCATTGGTGTAAACGGTACAGCACTTGTTTGTCACATTGGTCAGATCACTGCTGCTAAAAACGGTACAATCCTGACGGGTAGCATGGAATGTTTTGAGGCTCCGGCTGGCGGCGACCCCGACATCAATATCCACTCTGCCACAGAGGGAACTGGTGTTGAGGATGGAGCTATTTCCAATCTTACAGAAACACTTCTCGTTAATGCTGGCGATGCAACTTTGGGCAGTAAAGTTTATTTCACTGCTGTCCCTGCGGCGGACGAGTTTTTGTATCTAACCACAGGTGATGCGACAGACGCTGACTACACTGCTGGTAAACTCTTTATTGAGCTGATGGGCTACGAAGCCTAACAATGAGAGGGGGTAAAACCCCTCTCCTTTTATAAAGGAGTTTAAAATGGCGGGTTCAAACATCACCGCAAAGTTCATCAGTGATGAGAATGCTTCAGACGATGATCGTCTCGTAACGGCAGCAAGACCAGACACAAGTGCAACCATGGCAAACACCACCTTTCTTGGAGGAGGTGCGAGAAATGTCATTGTCACCACTACAGGCACGGGTGACAACGGTAAGACTTGTACAATTACCGGCACGGATGTTTTTGGCAACGCCATGACAGAAGTAATAACGTCCACTGGTAGTGCAGAGGCGGTGGCAGGTACGAAACTGTTTTTAACAGTGAGTGCTGTTGAGTGTTCTGCAAAGTATGCAGCCAATATCAAGGTTGGATCTGGAACGCTGTGCGCTGAAGCCATTCAAGGAAGCAACAGAATACGACTCAAAGGTTTCTCGATTGTTTCTGGTGGTACGGCGGGTGTTATCAATTACATCAACGGCACTCCAGAAAGTGGGACAACTATATTCAAGTCCAGAACAATTGGTACGGACAACACAACCTTGGATAGGACAATCCCTGAACAGGGTGTTCTGTTTGAGGACGGGATGTCTGTTTCATATACGGTTGCAACAATTGATATGATGACTTTCTTCCATGCCTAGGAAGCGTGACAAGCAACCCCCGAAGACCAAGAAATACTTTCGCTCTACTAAATCTGGCGCGGGTATGACTAAGGCGGGTGTTGCTCGTTATCGAAAAGAAAACCCTGGAAGCAAGTTAAAGACAGCGGTTACAGGGAAGGTTAAGAAGGGCAGTAAAGCAGCAAAGCGGCGTAAGTCGTTTTGTGCAAGATCTGCCGGTCAGATGAAGAAGTTTCCCAAGGCGGCAAAAGATCCGAACAGCCGTCTAAGACAGGCTCGTAAAAGATGGAAGTGCTAATGACTCCCGAAGAAGTTTTGCGTCAATTGGAAAAGCACGAGGAGTCGTGCGACAAGCGATATGCTGAGATTCAACGTCAGTTGGACAGGCTTGATGTGCGTCTTTGGGGTATAGCTGCGCTGATTGTTGCTACAGCTTTGGCGAACAGGTTTTTGTAGTGGCTATAAACAGAGCACGGATGAGTAAACAGATTAGTAAGCCGAGAGGGAAAAAGATGCCTAAAGACGCTTGTTATAAAAAAGTTAAAGCACGCTACAAGGTTTTTCCAAGCGCATATGCATCAGGGGCCATTGCGAAATGTAGAAAAGTAGGAGCGGCTAATTATGGAACTGGAGGAAAGAATAAGAAGTCTAAAAGAAAGAGTGGCTCTTCTAAACGCAAAGGTAAGACCTATTGATGAGACCTCAAGTAACAAGGCCCAAGCGGAAGTTTCGAGGCAAGAAGATAGAGGGGACAGCCGTAGCGCGTGGTTGCGGAAAGGTCTTGCCGAGGCGAAGGAAGAGAACTAAGGGTGCAGTGGAGCAGTCCTGATGGCAGTTAGAAAAACCAAAGAAGGTCTGGCTCTCAAGCGTTGGTTCAAAGAGGACTGGAAGGATGTTCGTACCGGCAAGAAATGTGGTCGCAAGAAAGGAGAAAAACGTGGTGTCCCTTATTGTCGCCCGTCAAAGCGGGTATCTTCCAAAACGCCGAAGACAACCAAAGAACTGTCTTCCAAAGAGAAGAAGTCTCGTATTGCCCAGAAGAAGCGTTTGGGACAGCCTGCCGGTAAGCCTAGGCGCGTTAAGGCTGTACGAAGAAAGAAGAAGTAATTGACTGAAGAAGGCGTAGTTGAAGAGTTGCGTAGATGGTCTGCCTCTGTTTTAGAGAAGACAAACGAAAACTATAACGGTCTGCCTGCCTGCCCATACGCAAAAAAGGCTTGGTTAGAAGATAAAGTAGGATTTGTTTTTAAGTATACAGAAGACTGGGATTGTTTGTATTTGTCTATAGAGGATTGGGACGATTCAAAGGATGTAATCATATTGGTAGATCATTGTTATCCAGAGTTAGATGATATGTATGCATTTTTGGATGACATGAACAAGGATATTTCAACCGGCCTATTTAACACTAAAGATATGTTTCTAATGGGATTTCATCCAGAGGCAGAAGACAATGAGTTGCTTGACGATGAAATAGAGATGACTGATGAGGAGCCTTATGCCATGATATTTTTGCAGCGACTAAGCAAGCTGCAAGAGGCTTCAAATCAGCTTAGAGAGAAGGGCTATTATAGCACTTGTGAAGATTACTATGACGGTTCTTCTTTATATCAGCAACGCCAAGACTATTACAGGAGATTGAAATGGCAGGTGCAATGAAACGGATGAAGAAAAAGATGATGCGTGGCGGCGGCGCGGTCACTGGTAAGAAGATGATGCGCGGCGGCGGCATGGTTGCTAAAAAGAAAAAGGCCGGATTCCGTGGTGGCGGACGAGTCAAAGCAAAGAGATAGTGTGATATGGCAACTTCCAATTCCAGAGATTTCGACCTTGATGTAGGTGAGATTATTGAGGAAGCATATGAGCGGTGTGGCCTTGAGGTTCGCACCGGTTACGATGCAAAAACTGCTAGGCGTTCTCTTAATCTTATGTTTGCCGATTGGGCTAATCGAGGTCTTAATCTTTGGACGGTGAATCAAGCCACGCAAGCTCTAACATCCGGCACTGCTACTTATACTTTGACTTCCAACTTTGCAGATCTCTTAGAAGTTGTTGTTAGAGATAGCAGCAGTGTGGACCTGCCCTTAACAAAGATATCAAGGGGCGACTACCTAAATCTAACGAACAAGACAACCACCGGCAGGCCAACCCAGTTTTTCTTCGACAGACAAACAACACCGACAATAACCTTGTGGCCTACTCCCAATGATTCAACAGATACATTGGTGTTTTACTACGTCAATCGAATACAGGATGCGGATACTCTTCAAAACACCACGGATGCACCCTTTCGATTCTTGCCATGCATGGTGGCTGGTTTAGCGTATTACACGGCTATGAAGAAGGCGCCCGATAGGATCCAGCTTCTAAAAGTGGTATATGAGGAAGAGTTTCAAAGAGCCGCTGACGAGGATGAAGATAGAGTGTCATTGAAACTTCAGCCTAGTATTCAATATTTGAGGGTGTAATGGCTAGATACGCTTCAGGAAAAAATGCATACGGTATATCGGATCGTTCTGGCTTTCGGTATCGCTTGCGCGATATGCGTAAAGAATGGAACGGTTTGCTTGTTGGGATTGACGAGTTTGAAGAAAAGCACCCACAGCTAGAACCAAGGCGCGTTGTTGCGGACCCCCAGGCTTTGCGGGATCCTCGTCCAGACACCCGCAATATTATCCCAGAGACCGTACAGATTCCTATCTTTGATTTGGTGAACCTAGTGTTTACGGAAACCCCTAGGGCTAAAGCAATTGTAGGGGAGGTCACGGTGAGCGTGTCATGACATATACTTATACAGAGTTAAAAAATTCTATAAAAGATTACACAGAGAACCAAGAATCTACTTTTGTTTCTCATTTATCTGATTTTATCTCCACCGCAGAAGAGCGCATATTCAAAAGCGTAGATCTAGATTTCTTTCGTAAGAACGTCAATGGAAGCACATCTTCTGGTAATCAGTTTTTAGCTGTACCTGATGATTATCTTGCTTCGTTCAGTCTTTCTATTGTCAACTCTGGCAACAGAGAGTTCTTGATGCACAAGGATGTGAACTTTTTGCAAGAGTACAGTCCAAGCACTACAGCAACCGGAACGCCAAAATACTATGCATTGTTTGATTCAAACAATTTTTTATTAGCGCCCACGCCTAATGCAGCTTTTACGGCTGAATTGCATTATTACTATCGACCAACCAGTCTAACGGTTAGTACGTTCGTTTTAACTTTAAGTAGCGTTAGTGGCACGTTTCAAGACACAGAGACAATAACTGGCGGCACTAGCGGTGCAACGACAACCATCTCTTCGGGTGGTGCTTCATCGACACTGACAATTATTATTCCAAGCACGGACTTCACAGTAGGCGAAACGGTAACTGGCGGTACTAGCGGTGCCACCGGCACAGTTGTATCTACCAGTTCCGATACCACACAGACATGGCTTAGTGAAAACGCTCCAAATGCAATGCTCTATGGCAGTTTGGTTGAAGCGTACACCTACATGAAGGGTGAGCCGGATGTCATGAAGATGTACGGCGACAGATTCTCCGAGTCTTTGATTAGGTTGAAGGACTACGCTGAAGCCAGAGAAAACGCTGACGCATATAGGGATGGGTTGGTAAGAAGAGTTAGAACATGAAGATTGCTATTGTTGGGCTTGGAGGCAGCTATGCTGATTACATATCTGCTCGAGTCGCCTCTCAAGAGTTTGACGAGATATGGGGCATCAACTGTATCGGCGCAATAATTCACGTTGATAAGACCTTCATGATGGACCCAGTGTCTAGGTTTTTAGACTCTGAGAATGCCGGATCTCAAACTGGTGTTGCTCGTGAGTTCCTGAAAACCAACAAAAAACCGATAGTAACGTGTCAGTTAGACAAGCGAGTCAAACACTTAGAGCTTTATCCGCTCAAAGAAGTGGCGACTGAGTTGGGGTTTTGTTACTTCAATAACACGGTGGCCTATGCTGTTGCTTATGCGATTTGGGCGAAGGTCAGTAAGATTTGTTTGTATGGCATAGACTATACATACAAGAATGTAAGTATGGCTGAGTCAGGAAGAGCCTGCGTTGAGTTCTGGTGCGCTATTGCCGTGTCGAAGGGCATTAAGATAGAAGTCGCGCATAGATCAAGTCTTTTGGACACCAACGTCCCAGACAATGAGAAGTTGTATGGATATCACCGGCTAGACGACCCGTTGGTTCAAACCGTCCAAGACGGAAGTCTATTGATAACCAAACAATCAGAGTTTGATCCTCCTGAACCAGTGGAATCAGAACCAGTTATTTTTGGGAGGCATGACAATGTTTGATATAAGCATGGGATCTGTAGGCGCCGTGGACGTAATTACGTCAGATAACGGTGGTTTGTCTAACGATCAGATAGCCGATATGGCGGCGAACAAGATCATATATATATCGGATGAGGCACCAGAACCAATTCGTCTTCAGGCCGAAGCGTTCAAGGATCGAGTCCGAAATTTAGTACAATATTATGTGGAGTTGGCTAGAAGAGAAGAACGTGCTACTATTTGCGCGAAAGTTCGTGAAGCTGGTCAGCACGAATTAGCTGATGCTATAGGGAGACTGTAATGGCAATTGCACAAGCAATGTGTACCGCATTCAAACAAGAGTTGTTGCTGGGTACGCATAATTTCGCAACAAACGGCAACGCTTTTAAGTTGGCCTTGTATGCAGAGGGTGGTGGCGGCAAATCAAGCACTACAGCCACTCTTGGCGCAGCCACAACGGCCTACACCACAACCGGTGAGGTCGCAAACAGCGGATCATACACCGCAGGCGGCGGTGCTCTTACGAAAGTGGCACCAAGCACTTCCGGCACTACGGCTTTTACTGATTTTGCTGATATCAGCTTTACTACGGCTACAATCACAGCGATGGGCGCTTTGATCTACAATGACACTAACAGTGACAAAGCTGTCTGTGTTTTGGACTTCACATCTAATAAAACGTCTACTTCTGGTACTTTCACCGTTCAGTTCCCAACAGCCGATGCGAGTAATGCCATTATCCGCATAGCGTAATGGAGTAGCATCGTGGCAAATATTACGGGTTGGGGTCGAGGTACTTGGGGCCAGCTTACTTGGAACCAAGCAATACCTGTTGTTGTTACTGGTGTTGCGGGTACTACCGCTCTCGGATCTGAGACTGTCACCGCTGGAGCATTAGTTGCTGTCACGGGTGTCGCTGGAACCACCGCTTTAGGTTCTGAAACTGTTACCGCTTCTGCCTTAGTCGCTTCAACCGGTTCATCTGCAACGGGTGCTGTTGGTTCTGAGACTGTTACTGGCACCGCTCTTGTATCCCCCACAAATGTTATAGGTACTACCGCAGTTGGTGATGAACAGACCAATTGTGCGGCTAATGTAGCGGGTGTAGGCGTTACGGCCACCGTTAGCTTTGGTGACGAATCAGTTACCGCTGGAGCGTTGGTTGCTGTTACAGGCAATGTGGGCACCAGTGCGCTAGGTTCAGAAACTGTAACGGCATCTTCATTGTTGTCTGCTACAGGTGTTGTTGGCACGGGAGCAACGGGCGCTGTTACCCTAGAATCCAAGTATTCTGTTACGGGGGTTACAGCGACAGGAAATGCTGGTATAGTCCTAGTCTACACGAGTATTGTGCCTAGCCAGACTCCAAGTTGGACGGATATTACAGCAGCATCCCCTTCCTGGTCTGACGAAACACCCTCGCAGACTCCAAATTGGACAGAGAAAGCGGCGTAGGAGCAATGCATGGCAAGTTCATTTAGTACAAATCTTGGTATAGAAAAGCCGGCTACAGGTGAATTGTCTGGTAGTTGGGGCGATGTTACCAATTTTAACTTTGATATTTTTGACCGAGTAACGGGCGCAGCGGATCTGACAGCGTCTGATCTTACAACTGATCTTACCATACGAGCAGCTTCTCCTACCTCTGGACAAAGCAATGTTCAGACGGGGATGTTCTCTGTCATAAACATAAAAGACAGCGGTTCTGATCTAGGTGGTGTTAACGTGGTGACGATTGCCCCCAACACCGCTAGTAAATTTTTTGTTATTAAAAATTCTTTATCTGGCAGTCGCAGCGCAACGATTCAGCAAGGTAGCGGAGCCACTGTGTCGATACCAAACGGTAAGACAGATATTGTGTTTTGTGATGGGGCTGGTTCAGGCGCAGCGGTTACAGCGGTTGCTTCATCTTTTAACGTAGCCGACAACCCAGATGTGGCTGATCAATCCACAGCTTTAGCAATCGCCCTCGGATGATAGGAGTACAAAATGGCAAATGATGCTTCCGTAACAATACAGGCAACAGTTTTGCCAGACGAGATTGCCAAGACTTTCTCGGCTAGTATGACTGTCACGCCTGTTGATGCAAATGATAAGTGGTATTACAAGAAGACCAGTGTGTCTAATTCAAGCACTGACCTAATTGCTGGTGCTTATACCGACTATACCGCTGTAGATGATGATACTGCGCCAACCGCAGTTGCTACAGGGGACAAGGTCAAGTTCTTGTTTATCAAAAATGTAGATTCAAACAGTCGTAGCATTTATGTGGTGTTTGATGCTGGAACAGCGTCTTCTAGTGCAGCGGACGGCGTAACCATAGGGCCGAGCGAGGCTTTTGCGGCAAGGTTGCCAAACGCCACCGTAGCTGATGTTCACGCTATCTCGTCTGCATCCACCGCAGAGGTCATCGTATGTGCTTTGCTTGACGATGTAGGATAGGGGTAGATCATGGCTAATACCTTCAAAAACAAGGTGTTTAATGGTGCAAACAGCAGTGCCAATTCAGACATGGCTGTTTACACCGCGCCAAGCTCTACCACTACGGTTGTTATTGGTCTGACGCTGGCAAACACCGGATCATCTCAAATCACAGCAGATATCAAGTTGAACGCTGGTGATATGGTGTTCTTGGCTAAAGACATTCCAATACCTGTTGGATCCAGCTTTGAATACATGTCTGGGAACAAGATTGTCATGGAAACGGGTCATAGTCTGATTGTGCAGTCTAGCGTTGCTAACAGTTTAGACACTGTAGCGAGTATCATGGAGATCACCTAATGTCCCGCGCACAAGAAATAGCAGACCTGTTATCTGGTGTAACGATTACGACTGCCGACAACAACGCACAGCTTGTTTTAAAATCGACCGACGCAGATGCAACTTTCGGCCCTCTCATAGAACTGACCAGAGATTCTGGTAGTCCTGCTGACGGTGATTCTATTGGTATGGTCAGATTTAAAGCTGATGACGATGCGGGTAACGTAACTGAGTTTGGCAGAATACTGGGCAAAATTGCAGATGCTAGTAACGGCAGTGAAGATGGCTCACTAGAAATTAAACTGATAACGGCAGGTTCAGAGGCTGTTTCTCGTATAGAGATGACTCCTACAGAAACAGTATTTAACGAAGACAGCATTGACCTCGACTTCCGTGTCGAAAGCAACGGCAACACCGACATGATTAAGGTTGATGCGGGGAATGACCGTGTAGGAATTGGTCTTGCCAGTCCTGCCGTACCATTTGAAGTATTTGCTTCAGCTAACAGTTTTGGCATCCGATTATCGACCACAAGCGGGAACAAAGTAGTAGATTTGTTGAATAACAATTCAAGTGGGGAAGCGGAAATAAGAGGGTATTATAACAACAATTCTGGCACTCAAGCAGAGGGGTTTAGACTTGAGGGTGATAACAATAGCTTTTTAAATCCCGGAACCAGTAACAGAGGTTTGTTAATTGGCAAAACCACCAGTGATACAGCTAATGCTGGGATAGAATTGAAAAACGACGGATTTTTTTCAGTAACAAGAGATGGCGGCACTCCTATGGGGGTTCGCAGAAACAGCGATGATGGCACCCTTATTTCTTTAGTACAGGCTTCATCAGAAGAAGGAACTATCTCCGTATCTGGCTCAACAGTTAGTTACAACGGTGGACACCTTTCACGTTGGTCACGCTTAACCAGTGGAAGCAAAGACACAAGCATCGTCAAAGGAACAGTCCTTACAAACCTTGACCAGATGGTTGTGTGGTCACACAGCGATGAATTGTGGGCTGAAGGCGATGATTTACCAGACGGTGTATCTGTTGGCGATGTGAAGACCGCCGCATACACAGAAGACAACGAACAGCTTAACTGTATGGCTGTATCATCCGTCGAGGGTGACGCAAACGTAGCTGGTGTGTTTGTAAACTGGGATGACAGAGATGCGTTCAATGATATGAATGTCGCAATGACAGGTGATATGGTCATTCGTATCGCACAAGGAACGACAGTCGCACGAGGCAATTTACTGATGAGTGCTGGCGATGGCACTGCAAAGCCACAAGGCGATGGTTATGTGCAAGACAAAACTATTGCCA